TTACAAAATGAAAGAGAGAGAGGGATTAGAGATAGATTGCATACGATAAAAGATCTGATTGAAGAGACGCAACAGCGCGTGCGCCCAGGACAGGGGCAGGCGATGGTTGATGTCGGTAATTCACAATTTGATATGATGGTCAGAGTAAGCAAATATTTCATTAATGTTTTGAACGATTATCCCGAGGATGGCGAACGAGCTATGTCCATGATCGAGGAATGGTCGAAGCAAGATAGACATGCTGACAATTCGAACGTAACTAAAAATGATTTCTTTCCTTGCGTGATTCGATCACTCAAGGAAACCGAGTTTAATGTATCTCAACCACCAGCCGTACTAACGCAGCATGGTATGGATAAAATGTTAAGGGCTGGATTGGATGGAGCACATGGCGTATCTAAAGATGATTTCTCAACATCATTTATTCATAATGTCAAGAAAGGTGGCGTGACAATATTAGAGAAGGGATCTTCTTGTATAGTTAATGGCGTTGAATTAAAACTGACGCCATCAGAGGCACGCTCAACGGACACTAAACCCCCAATTGATAGCGATGTATCCTATACTGAATCTTGGGTTAATAGATGGGGTGAAGCACGTAGATACACACCTTTCACGATGTGTTCAAGCTACGCAACATGGATTGAGTTGTATCAACAGATGGATCTGGAGTGGCCAGAGGCGAAAGCAAGAGGTGGATTTAGTTTACTGGTTGGATGCCTATATCTAGCTTGTGAGTGGGCCTGTAGAAACGGGACCGTATTAAAAGGTGGCGCGAAATCAGCTGATGGCTTTAGTAAGAATATCTTACAGTCATGGGTGGATGGATCATCAATTAAAATTCCACAATGGATGAACGTCTGGCGTATGCCAATGGATTATACTACGACAACTCTTACAGATGTTGGCTATGAAGCTCTAAAAACTAAAGGCCTAATGGAATGGTCGCGAGGTGAGTTATCTAAATCAATTGGTGGAATTGTGCCAGCTGAAACGCGCATGCCATTCGTCGAAAGATCAGAAGGTGGATTCCCGCTTCAGGATTCTGCTTTAACAACTATGGGCCCATTACGCATGTTCTTATGTTTCTCAGTCGCGCTAGAAATTACTGGATCATCGCATCTTGACGATCCCAGCACAAACTTTCATGGTTTCAGTAACTACTTGGAAGGCGCGCTATTATTCCTTGGAAAGCATCCAGGGCAAGTTGGAAGGCAAATGGACAAAGTCGTGGTTCAAATGATGCGCCTTTTGAGTGCTGACCTATCTATGAATGTTCCTTCGGGAATAATTGTGAAACAAGAGTTCGATGACATGCCTTTTGACACAGAAGTGCAAAGGAACATGAGAATTTATGATCAATACTCAATAGCAATAATTGCGCATAATCATAATGTACCTCCGAATAAGCAATCAGTGGCTGAGGCAATAAGTGCGGTTATTCCAGAATTAACTACAGGTTTAATGGAGATCTTTACAGAGTACAGTGGTAACAGCAACGCCGCCGATAAATACAATGTTTCAATGTATAATACCAAGATGCTGGACGCTATAACGCACTTGACTCACCCTGGTAACATTGAAG